CGGAGAGGAGCGTATAATCGCTGGAGATTACAGCGCCTTTGACAAAACTATGCCGCCAATTATCATGTTGGCTGCATTTCAAATTCTTATACGAATGTGCAGGCGCGCTGGATACAATCCCTCTGCGATGAAAGCCGTTCATGCCATCGCTGAGGACGTTACATTCCCAATTACTGATTATTTTGGTGACTTGGTACAATTTAATGGTTCCAACCCTTCGGGTCATTCTTTAACGGTTATTATCAATTCGTTGGCCAACAGCATTTATATGCGCTATGCCTACTATGTCCTGAATCCGTTGCGAGAAGCCAATTCATTCAAAACGAATGTCAACTTGATCACATATGGTGATGACATTGCCTGTGGCGTCAAGGAAACAGCTTCGTTTTTCAATCATACTTTGATTCAGAAGGCTTTGGGGGATTGTGGAATTACCTTCACGATGGCAGAGAAAGATCAGGAGTCTATTCCCTATATTTCTATTTGGGAGGCGACCTTTTTGAAGCGATCATTCGTGCGCCACGATGCCATTGGCACCATAGTAGCGCGACTTGACCATGATTCCATAGCGAAGCGCTTGGTGTCCTGTTTGAAATCCAAGGGTTTGACTCCAAGTGAGCATGCCATGGTGGAAATGAAGTCTGCACTTTTGGAGTACTTCTTTTATCCACCTAAGTTATTCGAAAACAGGCGCGAGTTATTTCGCGAAACATTTGAACATTTTGGACTGAGCAAACTAGCCCCATTTGACTCGTTCATGCCTACATGGGCGGAGTATTTCCGCACCTATTGGGGTAGGGATCCCGTTTTTATAGAACGGGAAACCGGCGGCAGCAGCTTAGAGGCCGCAAGCGATAGCGAATAATTTGAGCTGCTTTCTAAGTACTCAGCTTCTCCTTGGTCAAGGAAGGAGAGCAGAGAACAATTGGAAGTGAAAGTGTGTGTCCTATTTAGGTCGGTTTGGAAGTCTTCTTACACACTGAGCGGGTGTCCCCCGCAGTTATGTGAAACTTTCCCCTTGACAGCACCCACACTTATGGAACATGTGTGGAGTGTTAAACAACGTTCCTCTGAAAAACAAACAAATATTATAGCGTCTGGTGGTAGCGCCACAAATACCACCGACCCTGGGAACTCTATAGTCCCCCAGATTTTTCCCTCTTCAGACCCCGTTGAACGACATGAAAATGTTGCTTTCGTGGCTGAAGAGAATATGACGTCCCAAACTGTTGCTTCGGTGACTGATCCTACTTTTTGCATGGATTGTGCGGCCAATTCGGACATGGCTAATTTTTTGAGTCGCCCTGTTCTTATTGACTCGTCCACTTGGACTGTTGGGACCCCATATCCTACCACAGTCCACTACCCTTGGAAGGCCTTTTTTACGCATCCTGTTATTCGACCCAAAATTGACAATTACGCTTTCATCAATTGTAAGCTTCATGTCAAAGTCGTCATCAGTGCGTCACCGTTTTATTACGGAGCGCTATTAGCTGCTTATCGGCCTTTGACCTCTTTTGGTAGTCAATCTGAATTCACTTCTGTGGCATCTCCTGCAGATGCCACCTATCTCAGCCAACGTCCTCATATGTGGATATTGCCTCAAAACAATATGGGTGGAGAATTGGAATTGCCGTTTTTGTATCACCAAAATTGGCTTGCTCTTACGGCTTTGTCAGACTTGGAAGCCATGGGTGCATTCAAATTCTATGAAGTTATTTCTCTTCGAAGTGCAAATGGAGTCACTTCCTCGTCCGTTAACATACACGTTTACGCGTGGGCAACGGATGTGACGTTGACTGGGCCCACTGTCAAATTGCAATCTTCCAGCAAAATTGAGGGAGGCCGTGGTGTTCTGTTTTCTATGGCTTCGAGTGTGGCGAGTGTTGCACGTTCTTTAAGGGGTGTTCCACTTATTTCGCGCTTTGCCAAAGCCACTGATTATGCAGCTACTTCAATGGCGAAAATATCGGCGCTTTTCGGGTGGACCAACCATCCTGTAATTGCGCCTGTCAATCCCATGAAACCAAACGCATTCCATGCGTTAGCATCGGCCCACATATCAGTTCCTTTGGACAAAATTTCAGTTGATCCCAATAATGAGCTGACTGTCGACCCCCGCACTGTTGGATTAGATGGTACTGATGAGATGGCCATAGACTACATTGTGGGCAGGGAGGCGTTATTGGGTTCATTCACTTGGGCAGCAACTGATGCAACCGATCATGTGTTGTGGTCAACGATAGTCAATCCTTCCCAGGTCAGATATGGCAATGTCGGCGGTGGTCAAATACAATTATATTTGACACCTATGGCGATGGTATCTAATTTGTTCACATACTGGCGTGGAGATATCATTTTCCGCTTTAAAGTGATTTGTACTCAATACCATCGAGGTAGGCTTCGCGTCACCTGGGATCCTATTGGAGACTTGCATGCCAATGTCGATACAACCACTTCTTCCTTCACTCAATTGATTGATGTGACACCCGATACTGATGTTGAGATTACTTGTTCATATTTACAAGCTCGAGCTTTCTTGACTCGTCGTGTTCCCACATCTCCTTTGCATGCAAATGGGTCTACGGACCCTTTCGACATAAATTTTGATAACGGTTCTTTGTATGTTCGTGTTCTCAATGAGGTGTCGGGGCCGCAAGCCGAAGCTGATGTGCATGTTTTGGTTTTTGTTCGAGGCGCCAATATGGAATTCAACACTCCCGCAACCCCTTGGGGTTCTGCCGGAGAGCGAATATCATATGCCACTGTCCAATCTGATGCAGAATATATGGACGGCGCTGGTCCGACCGATTCGGCTTTGGTGTCCCAAATTTTTGGTGGCGAATCATTGCAGTCAGTGCGCCCGTTGTTACGACGGTCTGTATTGAATCATGTGTATTCGTTATATCCTACGAATTCTGATACCACAGCCATAGCCCTCGTGAACACAATTCAATTTTCACGTATGCCATTTCCCCACGGTTATTATCCCAATGTGGTGACCACTGCAGCTTCGCAATTGGGTGCTTCAGCGCGACCATGTGTGATTGCTCCCCATTCCCCGTTTACGGAAATGATACCGTGTTATGTGGGCTGGCGTGGATCACTAGTGAATCATTTTAATTTCTCGACGAACACCACGCCGGTAGGCACTTTGTATGTGTCCCGTGTGGATGGAACTCCAGTTATTTCGGGTGGATTGCTAACAGAGGTCATCAAGGACACTACTGCCAGTACCACGTATTCCGGTTTGCAGGCTTTTGGAGTCCAGAAACTAAGTTCGTCAGCACCTGGTTCATCGCTCACCAATCAGCATACGCAGTCCGGAGTGTCAGTCCTGTGTCCCCACTACAATCCATACAGGCTCTGTACTACAGAACCTGAAGCCTGGATTACTGGGGACCCTATTGACGACACATATTATGAGCATTACCGATTGCAAGCCACGGGTTGTCCTATTGAGAACAATCGATACATGCGGTCGGCCAATATTCAGAGATACACTGCAATTGGGCCCGATTTCAACGCCTTTTTCTTTTTAGGCGTTCCAGTCATCTTTTATTACAACGACGCACCCGCTCCTACGTTGAGTTAGCGGCGCAGTGTAGACCAGGAAGTTTACGTGAGAACCTCGCCTGTGTCTTAGTGAAGTCACTTTTCCGATCGATAGAAAATACAAAATCAAATAAAAACAGTAATCGATCGATGAAAATACAGAAAACAAAATAAAAAGAAATTACCAGCCTTTTTGCTGGTGTGCGTCAGCATTACCGATGATTATGCAATGCACGTTAAGCTAAAAAATTCCTCCGGGTGTGAGTCGGGGGTGGAAGTGTTACAACACTTCTAGCCGAGGTTATGAACTAGGCACTCTGCAACATTAAAGACTTGAGAAAGTTTTGCGGTTCCGCGAGATGTTGCGGACCGATTTTAGACACTAGGTGTTCTTTCTCACAGCTTTTATTATTGTAAGAAAACTTACATTTTTGCAAAA